AACAAATTTTGGCTTTTAACCCCCTATCAGTTGTATTGTGAATTGCTAAAACGAAAAGGATCAATCATTTTTGAGTCAAAAGACCTAGAGGAGCCTATAAATGGGATTCATGAAAACGCCTAAACCAGCACCTAATCCTGAATTAGAAAAACAAAAAGCAGATCAAAAAAGGATTAATAAAGAAGAATCTGAACGTCAAGCTTTTGAAAAGTCTGAACGTGACAGAAAGATAGCTGGTAACATGATAGGCAGTAAATCATTGCAAGGCGATGATATGGACGATTTTTCTGGATATAGACGTAAAATGATGGGTGGCAACAAAAATGCGTGATGAAGTAGGTGGAGATGCTAGTCCAATACCAGCTAGTGGTGTAAGTGCCGATCAAGCTGATTATAAAAAGGTTATGGACAGATACAAAAAAGCCAAAGGTAAATGGCAGAATTGGTCTGACATATGGGAAGAAATATACGATTACGTATTACCACATAGAGAAAGTTTTCATGGAGAATTTGCTGGGCAAAGACGTACTGAAAACATATATGACGAAACGGCAGTAACTGGTCTCCCTAGATTTGCTTCAAGACTCCAGCTTGGCTTTTTTCCTCCAAATGGCAGAGCATTTAAACTAGCACCAGGACCTGAGTACCCCTCTGATTTAATCTCGAATCAGCTCCTTAAAGAACTTGATGACATCACAGAGTTATTGCATGAGGGATTGCGTAACAGCAACTTTAACTCTGAGTTTCATGAAGGATTACAAGACTTAGGTATTGGTACTATGAATATGCTTGTAGAGTCTGGTCGTTTTGTTGGCGATCTCCATTTTACTGCCGTACCACCAACTAATGTTGCCTTACTATCAGGTGCTATGGATATGGTAACTGACTGGTTTAGATGGAACAATGAATGCGACATAACAGATATAAAGCTTCGATACCCACAAGCTAATTATTCAAGTGAAATGATTAATGCACAAAAACGTGATCCTAGACGTAAGACTAAATTAATTGAAGCGACTATGTATGATAGTGACGATCAGTTTAAAGATGAGTTTACTTATTATCTAATATCAGAAACAGACAAACACATATTGTTTAAGCAAAAGTTAGTTGGTCGTGGCAGTCTTCCTTGGTTGACCACAAGATGGTCTAAGAGTGGAATGGAAGTTTGGGGACGAGGTCCAATTTTACAAGCCATGCCAGCAATTAAAACTTTGAATCTCACAGTACAGTTAATACTTGAGAATGCTGAAATGGCAATAGGTGGTGCCTATGTTTATGACGATGATGGTGTGTTTAACCCTGATAACATAACTATACAACCTGGAACTTTTATACCTAGAAGTCCTGGGAGTACCCTTGAATCTTTACAAAGTCCTGCACGATTTGATGTAGGACAATTAATCTTAGAGGATATGAGAAGAAATGTCAGGAAGGCTCTGTTTATTGATGAACTCGATTCAAGACCAAATGCAAAAACACCATTGTCAGCAACGGAAGTTTCAGAAAGGCTTGCTGACGTGGCAAGAGATATGGGAGCAGTCGCAGGCAGAATGCAAAAAGAATTCCTTCACCCCTTGGTTGAAAGAGTTGTGGCTATCTATAAGGAACAAGGTTTATTAGATATACCTAAAATAGATGGTAGAGAAATTAAGATTGTACCAGTATCTCCATTATTGAGGGCTCAAGATCAGCAAGACGTAGCTGACTTCGTTAGGTTTCAGCAAACAGTGGCTGGTACATTTGGTCCTGAAATAACACCAGCATTATATAATCAGGAAAAGGTTATTAAGTATTTGGCATCTAAGTTTGGTGTCAAGGAAGAACTACTTGCTTCACGGCAGGAAGTACAAGGGAACATTGATATGGCTATGCAGTTAATGCAACAGCAACAACAAGGGACACTTGGAGAATGACAAAGGAGAAAATAAATGCCTCAGTTGATGGTAGGTCGTACACTGCTGAAGTTGAAGCTGATCTTAATAGTAAAGCCAATGCTTTATTTGGTTCGGGGGTTGGCAAATCTTTCCTTCAGTATTTGGAAAATATTACAACAAACAACATTCACGGTGCGGGATTGGGAATTGAAAGTCTTGCTCACTTTGAAGGTCAAAGGTGGGTCGTAGCATTACTAAAACACAGAACAGAAATGGGGCGAAAGAATGGTAGCTAAGAAGATGGGTCTATATGCCAATATTCATGCAAAACGAAAACGTATTGAAAATGGTAGTGGTGAGAAAATGAATAAAAAGAATTCAAAGAATGCACCAACTAATCAAGCTTTTAAAGATTCTGAAAAGACTGCAAAGAAACCAGTATGACCGATGCTTGGCAACGAAAAGAAGGACAGAATCCTGAAGGTGGACTTAACGCAAAAGGTAGAGCTTCCCTTAAAGCCAAGGGGCAAAATATCAAACCTCCTGTTTCTGCGAAACAAGCTAAAAATAGCCCTACTAAAGCAGCAAGGAGAAAAAGCTTTTGTAGTCGAATGAAGGGTATGAAAAATAAACTAACAAGTAGTAAAACGGCAAATGATCCAAATAGCCGTATTAATAAAGCATTAAGAAAATGGGACTGTAATTAAAAGGAGATAATATGTCTGATGAACAAGCAACTGAACAAAGCAATGAAAGCACCAATACGGAAGAAGTCAATATCGAAAGCACCATATCCCAAGACTCTGGGGAGCAGAACGAAGTTGAACGACCAGACTGGTTGCCCCCTAAGTTTGAAACGCCTGAGCAACTTGCTACATCGTATAAAAACTTGGAAAACAAATTTCATACAAGACGTGATGAGATTAAAAACGAACTTGTGGGAGAACTTAATCAAGAAGCTCAAGCAGAAGTTCCAGTAAGTCCTGGGGATTACTCTGTAGAACTTGAAGATGAAGACGGCAATCCTATTGAGATGAATCAAGATGATCCTATGCTTGGTTGGTTTCGTGACAAAGCACATAGCATTGGTATGACAAATGATGAGTTTGGAGACTTTGTAACTGAGTATACAAATATGCAAGCAACATCTGGTCCTGATTGGAACGAAGAAAGCCAAGACTTAGGTGAACACGCAGATAGACGATTGGAACGTGTAGATACATGGGCTAATTCATCATTGTCAGAAGATGCCTATAAAACATTTGCTGCAATACCAGCTTCTGCTTCTATGGTAAAAGCCTTTGAAGAAATCATGCAGTTAAATGGTCAGCCAAAGTTTAACATGACCTCCCCTACTGAGTTTCAAGAAACTGTTAGCAAGGCAGATTTAATGTCGGCACAACAAGACCCTAAATACTGGAAGAATGGTGGTGATCCTACACATATAGCTAAAGTAAGAGCTATGGCAGAACAACTATCTAGGAAACGTGCATAGTAATGTGAATTAACAAAGTTTCTGTTTTCTGAAAGATTAGAATTGCTAGAAGGCTCGTACAACTTACTTAGAAGCCCATTTATGGAACAACTTCAGGAAAGTGGGTAAGCGAACAACCAGAATAGTAGTAAATTTTAACTTTTAATACGGAGGCTTTAATGGCTACACCAAGCATTAGCACTTCCTTTATTGAAGAATTTGAATCTGGCGTTCATATGGCTTACCAAAGAATGGGTTCTAAGCTTAGAAATACAGTTCGTTCAAGAAATGGAGTTAAGAACAAAACTACATTTCAAAAAATCGGTAAAGGTTTTGCGACGACAAAAGCAACTCATGGATCAATCGCACCCATGAACCTTGCACACACTAACGTAAACGTCACATTGGAAGATTACTTTGCTGGAGAATGGGTCGATGATCTAGACCAGTTAAGAATTAACCATGATGAAATGATGGTTGCTCAACAGTCTGGTGCTTATGCACTAGGACGTAAAACTGATGAGTTAATTATTAATCAGTTGACAACAACAACATCTGCACATGATGAAACAACTAATGGAATAACATTAGCTTGGGCTTTAGAATTAATGGAAAAGTTCGGCAACAATGAAGTTCCTGATGATGGTAAAAGATTCTGTGTTATTGGTTGGGAACAATGGTCTCAGCTTATGGCACTAGATCAATTCTCAAGAGCAGAATATGTTGGAGAAAACGATCTTCCTTTTCCTAGTGGCATGACTGCTAAGAGATGGTTAGGTTTTATGTGGTTTCCACATTCTGGTCTAACTGGTAAGAACGGATCAGGTGCTGCTGGAACAACTCATAAAGAGTGTTACGCATACCATAGTGATGCCATTGCTCATGCAATTGGTGCTGATATAACCTCAAATATGCAATATCACAACGATAAGGACAGTTACTTTGTATTAAACAAAATGCAACAGAACTCAGTCTTGATCGATGCTGAAGGTGTATTTGAACTAGAACTTAAGAATTAGGAGGTAGACATGGCGTTTGTACAAGCAGATTTAAGTTTAGTTTCTTATTCAGGTAATGGTTTCCATATTTGGCATTACACAACAACAGATGCATCTACAGTTGTAGATGGTGTTGGTTACTTTAATAACATGGCTAATGAAATGAACATTGGCGATGTAATTTTTGCTAACACTGCCACTGGTGGAACTCCAGTATATGGTATGTTTGTTATTAGTGCTAATAACGGATCAGTTGTTGATGCAAATAACATCACAACCCTAAGTGCTTCGGATAGTGACTAATGGCTAAGAAGCCAACAAAAACTAAGGTGGAGGTGGCTGTAAAGGCTACCTCTCCTTCCACTGGTTACAAAGTAACTTTCGGTTCAAAAGTAAAACTAGGAGGCAAAGTTAATGCCAACAGCAAGTGATGGTAAAAAATTCCCATATACACCTGAC